TAAGAACCATGGATTTGTAATGTTCATTGACTGGTCTGGTTCAATGCATTCTAATCTAAGGGAAACTTTGAAGCAGTTGTTTTCGCTTTGTTTGTTCTGCAAACAAATCGGAGTGCCTTTCGAGGTCTATGCTTTCAAGGATTCGGCTGCCGAGTGTCCTTTCTCTTACATTGGTAAGACGAATGTGATTAAGGGTCAGCGTTTGGTGTTGCGTAACTTTCTTTCTTCCCGTATGAACACGGAAGAATTTAACTTTGCAATGTCTTTCTTGTGGATCGCTGGTCAGGGTTGGTATCTTAACTCTGACGGTATGGGTGGTACACCGCTTAATGATGCCATCATGATTGCTCCTAAAGTTGTCCGTGACTTTACGGAACGCAATCGTCTGGAAATCACTAACGTTGTTTGGTTGACGGATGGTGAGTCGAATGGTTCTGCTGGTATCGAAAACTCCACTGAACCTCGTTCTTTCTTGAAGGCTTACAAGTCTCGTTACTTCTATGTGGATCCCGTTACAAACAAAACGTATGATTGGTATCCTAATAGCTGGTCGAACACTCGTGACAATACCAATACGTTGCTGCGTATTCTGAAAGATAACACTGGATGCAATCTGGTTGGTTTCTTTCTATACGACTATAACAACTTCAAACGTATTGATAATGAGTTTGGTATCTCTAACGGTAACGGCGAGGCTTTTGTGAAAGCCCGTAAATACTGGAGCGATAACAAATACTATCCTGTCAAGAGTGCCGGTTACGATGAATACTATATCATCAACACCGATGCTATGCGAGATACAGATAACAATCTGGAAATCGACAACTCTGGTGATAAGAAGATGACCGTCAAAAAGATGGCTTCCGCTTTCTCCAAGTTCGCCCAGAAAAAGACTGTAAACAGGGTTCTCCTGCGCCAGTTTGTGGAACGTATCGCCACCCAGTCTAAGAAAGTGGCGTAAAATCAAGGGTGTTGTCATTCGAAAAAATCGCTTGACAACACCCACTTCCTATGGTATAATATATGCATAATCGAAATCGTGAAAGGAAAGATTATGACTAAGGCTTCTGCTACCCGTGCCGAGTTCCTCGACAAGGTTCGTTTTGAGTTCGGTGCTATCCGTGAAATTACTCGCCAACAGATTTTGGCTATTCATGAAAAGTATAACATCTATCCCGTTTGGTTGATCAAAGATCCGACCCGTCGTATTGGTCGTGGCGTTTATGCTCTAATTGAAAATGGTACTAATGATATGGCTCCTGTTGTGACTGCTAAAGCTAAAAAGACTGTCAAGGCTCCTGTTGAGTCTGCCGTTGCCGTTGCGATGGTTGCTCCGTCCGTTCTTTCAACTACCGCTGAAATGTCTCTAGTGCCTGAAAAGGCTTCTGGTTATGTTCCGTTCGGTAACTTTGTTGATGTCCGTTCTATTATCAAGTCTCGCAAGTTTTATCCTGCTTACATTACTGGTCTTTCTGGTAATGGTAAAACTATGATGGTCGAACAGGTTTGCGCTCAAGAAAAGCGTGAATGTGTCCGTGTCAACATTACTATTGAAACGGACGAAGATGACCTTATCGGTGGTTTCCGTCTTATCAATGGTGAAACTGTTTGGCAGGATGGTCCCGTCATTACTGCAATGACCCGTGGTGCCGTTCTTTTGCTGGACGAGGTTGACCTCGGTTCCAATAAGATGATGTGCCTTCAGCCTGTCCTTGAAGGTAAGGCTATCTATCTTAAAAAGACTAATCGTGTGGTTCATCCCGCTTCTGGTTTCAATGTGATTGCTACCGCAAACACCAAGGGTAAGGGTTCCGACGATGGTCGGTTCATCGGTACCAATGTTATGAATGAAGCGTTCCTTGAGCGTTTCTCTATTACAATGGAACAGGAATATCCGTCTGCTAAGGTTGAGTCCAAAATTCTCAACAATGTTCTTGGTGCATCGGGTATTGCTGCTACCGATTTTGTTGATAAGCTGGTTACTTGGGCTGATGTTATCCGCAAGTCCTTCTATGAAGGTGCTTTGTCGGAGATTATCTCCACTCGCCGTCTCGTTCATATCTGCGAGGCTTATTCTATCTTTGGTCAGAATAAAGTGAAAGCAATTGAACTTTGTCTGAACCGTTTTGATGTGGACACTAAAAATGCCTTCATGGAACTTTACAAGAAAGTGGATGAAACGGTTGATCCGCAGCCTGTGGCTGAACAGGCGAGTGCCGACGTTACTGCGGAAGTAGCGTTTTGAATGAATCGTCTCGGCCTTACTCAAGGTGAGGCAGAGACCTTTGTTAGGATATCTGAATACTCCAAGAGTTTGAATGGTTTGGATATCCCGACATAACAAGAATACCCGTGTATAATAAAATGATGTTGGTGGTTTATACACGGGTCCTTTCCTTTCACGATCACCAACATCAAACCTTTATAATGGAGAAACAATATGGCTCGTAAGTCTCAGATGGAAAAGATTGAAAACGTTCTACGCAAGTATAACAGTGGCGCTGGCATTACTGCCGACAAGATTGCTAAGATTGCTCGTGTGCCACGTGATAATGTTTCAAAGCGTGTTTCCGATCTTCGTGAAAATCACACCATCTATACTAACTACCGTGACGTTGATGGTAAGCGCACCGCTTTCTATCGCTTTGCTGGTTGATAGTTAAAAAGTAAGCTATATAAAAGCGTAGGGGCTTAAACGCCTCTGCGCTTTTCGTGTATGGAGAATAATATGGAAATCAAGATTTCGACGGAGGATCTCCGTAAGAAGAAACTATTTGTGGCTACACCATGTTACGGTGGACAGTGTTTAGGTCTTTATGCCAAAGCATGTTTAGATCTTCAAGCAATCTGCATTCAGTATGGTATCGAGTGCCGCTTTTCTTTCATCTTCAATGAGTCTCTAATTACAAGAGCAAGAAACTATTTGGTGGATGAGTTTCTTCGTTCTGGTTGCACCCATCTACTATTCATCGATGCTGATATCAATTTCAATCCGCAGGATGTTCTAGCATTACTCGCACTAGATCGTGATATCATCGGCGGCCCTTATCCAAAGAAGTCAATCAACTGGTCAAACATTGTCAATGCTATCCAGAAGAATAGCGCAATTGATGGTGATAAGATCAAGCTACGTGACGGATTCAATCCAGGTGATCTAGATCAGATTACTGGTGACTTCGTTTTCAATCCTGTTCCTGGAACAACATCATTCAAAGTAACCGAACCAGTTGAGGTTATGGAGATTGGTACTGGTTACATGATGGTAAAGCGTGAAGTGTTTGACAAGTTCAAGGAAGCATATCCTGAATTGAACTATAAGCCAGATCATGTTGGTCAGGCTAACTTTGATGGTTCACGTTACATTCATGCCTTCTTTGATACTGTTATTGATCCTGTTTCACACCGTTATCTTTCCGAAGATTACATGTTCTGTCAGTGGTCACGTAAGATCGGTATTAAGATTTGGCTATGCCCATGGATGAAAACAACTCACGTTGGTACATATGGCTTCCAAGGTGATCTTCCCGCAGTAGCAGCCCTTTCAGGCAATCTAAGATGATCATAGGCGTTGTCGGATACATTGGATCCGGCAAGGGCACAGTTGGCGATATTCTTGTGAGAGATCACGGATATCGTCGCTTTGCTTTTGCTGATGCTCTAAAGGATGCAGTAGCCACAATCTTTTTGTGGCCTCGTGGTCTTTTAGAAGGTGATAGTAATGCTTCACGGACATTCCGTGAGACAGTTGATCCTTGGTGGTCTCATAAGCTAGGATATGAGGTAACACCTCGTCTTATTCTACAGAAGATGGGAACAGAAGCATGTCGTTATGGCATTGCTGATAACATTTGGATTGCAGCATTAGAGAAGCGCATTGCAGGATATGAGAATGTTGTTATCACTGATGTCCGTTTTCCAAATGAAATCGATTTTGTTCGGAGTGCCGGTGGTGCCATCATTCGTGTTCGCCGCGGTGAAGATCCAACGGAAGAGCAACTTGCAAAGATGCACATATCAGAAACAGCATGGAAAGGTCAAGCGGTAGATTATACGATGATCAATGATTCCACAATAGAGAATCTAAGAGACAATGTAAAATTTACCTTGACAGAATTAGAAAAACCTCGTACCATATTTCATCATCAGGTTTGACAAAGGAGTATATAATGAAGCTAAGTGAAAACACCCTATCCGTTCTTAAGAACTTTGCATCAATCAACAGCGGTGTTGTTTTGCGTAAGGGTAAAGTCCAGAAAACAATCTCACCGGAAAAGTGTATTCTAGTTGAGGCTACTCTAGAGGATGACATTCCTTCGGAGTTTGGCATCTATGATCTTAATCAGTTTCTAGGTATCTTTACCTTTCTTAAGAATCCAGAAATCACATTCGGTGAAAATCATATTGTTCTAAATGATGGTGATCTATCCGTTACGTATCGTGGTTGTTCATCCAATCTAATCATCACTCCTCCAGAGAAGGATCTAGTTCTAAAGGACATTACAACTAAGTTCTCTCTACCAAGCGCAACATCACAGAAGCTAATCCGTGCAGCAACGATGATTAATCTTCCAAATCTTTCTGTCATCGGTAAGGATGGTGCGTTGCTTCTTAAGATCCATGAGAAGGCTAACGACTCCTCTAATGATGGTGTCCAGAAGATTGGCGATTATGCTGGTAAAGATTTCACCGCAACATTCAAGACTGAAAATCTAAAGCTCCTTCCTGACGACTATGATGTTGAAATTCAGGCTGGTGCATTCTCACAGTTCATGAACAAGAATGGCAATCTAAAGTATTTCATCGCCTTGGAGACCAAGTAATGGAAAAAATTATTTTTGTAGTGTTTGTATTGTGGATTGCTACAATAGCAGCAGACATATATGTTACAATAAGTAACGAAAATAAATGTAAAGATGCTGGCGGTGTTTATGTAACAACCGCAGTCTGTATTAATCCTTCAGCAGTTATCGAGGTGAACTAATGAGTATGATTGGACATAACCAGCAGCAGCGTTCCGTGCAGGGTCTAACAGAAGAGGATCGCAAGACCCTTCGCAAGGCAGTTATGGAGATGAATGACTCCATGACCCGTGTTGGTGCCGAGCGTGAACTACAGAAAGAAACTACCAATGAGGTGTGTGACAAGCTAGGCATCGATAAGAAGCTATTCCGTCGCATGTCTCGTGCATACTTTAAGGCTAACTTCAAGGACGAGGTTCAGGAGAACACCGACTTTGAGGAGTTCTATTCAACTGTAATGGAAAAGACCGCCCTATGAGTGATTTAGGTGATATGATCGCCTATGAAATTGGTAGACGTATTATAGCGGCGATTGTTATTGGCGCTATAGTTTTTGGTGGAATAGGATTCGTTATAGGGAAGTTTTTATGAATGAATATCTTTATGTAGAGAAGTATCGTCCTCATAAAATTGAGGACTGTATTCTCCCTGATCGCTTGAAGAAAGTGTTTCAGGAATATGTGACAAAGGGTGAGATCCCTAATCTAATGCTAACGGGTTCAGCCGGTGTTGGTAAGACCACCGTTGCGAAAGCAATGTGTGAGGAGATTGGCTGTAACTTTCTATTCATCAATAGTTCTGACGAAAGAGGTATTGATGTTCTCCGCACCAAGATCAAAGGTTATGCTTCTACAGTTTCATTAACTGGTGGTCGTAAGGTAATCATTCTAGACGAAGCTGATTATCTTACACCAGAGGCACAAGCTGGTCTCCGTGGTGCAATCGAGGAGTTCTCTGATAATTGCTCCTTTATCTTTACTTGTAACTTTAAGGCTCGTCTGATTGACGCCCTACATTCACGCTGCTCGGTGATCGATTTCTCCCTTAAGGGAGACGAAAAGGCCAAGATGGCGATGCAAATGTATAAGCGTATAACAACAATTCTATCCACAGAGAGTATTACATATGACAAAGAAGTATTGGCAAAGATTGTTCAGCGATACTTTCCAGATTACCGTCGGACTCTTAACGAGTTACAAAGGTATTCTACTTCTGGAAACATTGACGCTGGTGTTCTTAGTCAGATCGATAATGTAAGAAAGCTGGATGATCTTATCAAAGCCCTCAAGGATAAGGACTTTGGTGTTATGCGTAAATGGGTTACAAATAACTCCGACATTGATATGTCACGTATCTTTCGGATGATCTATGATGGCTTGTATGAGTATCTAAAGCCAGAAACTATCCCATCCGCTGTCATTGTGCTGGCCAAGTACCAGTATCAGGCTGCGTTTGTTGCTGATCAAGAATTGAACTTGGTTGCCTGTCTAACCGAGATCATGGTAGAGTGTGAAATAAAGTGACTGATCTTTTCAAAGACATTCTTCCCAGTATCATGCAAACTAAGAAGATTGTTATCGGTAGCGAGAACGAGAAGGAGTATAATGGCTTTGTTGTGAACAAGGCCTTATCGTTTCATTATGACTGTGTATTACAAGCAAATGAAATGAACAAACATCCAACTCTTCCCGCTATTCTTCAATACCACTATTTGCTAAATACTGTCAGAGGCTATAAACGCCCTTTTCGTAAATGGGAGAAGCGTGAGACCATTGATGACTTAGAAGCTGTAAGAGAGTATTATAACTACTCCTACGAGAAGGCAAAAGAGGCACTGGTTTTACTTGACGCTACTCAACTAGAAGAAATAAGAAAAGCAATAGACAAAGGTGGCACAAATGACAGTAAACCTAGACGAGTTCGTGGAGGTTAAACTTCCCGACCCTCAGGCCTTCTTAAAAGTGAAAGAGACGTTGACACGTATCGGTGTTGCGTCTAAGAAGGACAAGACACTCTATCAGTCTTGCCATATCCTTCATAAGCAAGGCCACTACTATCTTGTTCATTTCAAGGAAATGTTTATGTTGGATGGAAAGCCAACTGACTTTTCTGAGGAAGATCGTGGTAGAAGAAATACAATCGCAAATCTTCTTTCCGAATGGGGACTTGTTAGTTTGGTCGATGCAAGCAAATCGGCTGAACCTCTAACGCCTCTTAATCGCATTAAGATCATTTCATACGGCGAAAAGAATGATTGGAATCTAGTTGCTAAGTATTCACTCGGCAAGAAAAGATTTTCAGACACAGAATAAGAAAGTGAGTATATCATGACAGTATTGAAGATTTGGAAAACACATAGAGACATTCAGATCCCTAAGCACCAAACAGCGCAATCTGCCTGTTTTGACCTAGCTTTTCAGAGTGCCGGGAAGAACGTTTATAAAGGCTATTCGCATATGAATAAGCCTTTCTCTCGTGAAATGCAAGGCAGGATTACTATTGCACCTGGTGAAAGAGCATTGATCCCCACTGGCTGCATTATGGACATTCCTGAAGGTTTCTCGGTTCGTCTTCACGCAAGATCAGGTACATCTTTAAAGCAGGGTCTCGTCCTTGCTAATGCCGAAGGTGTGATCGATTCTGATTATGTCGAGGAAGTGTTTATCATTCTGCATAACATTTCTGGTAATGCAGTTACTATCGAGAACGGCGACCGTATCGCACAGGCTGAACTAGTATCTAATATCATCTATAACGTAGAAGAAACTCCAGCACGTCCACTACCAAAGACTAATCGTGCAGGTGGTTTTGGCTCAACTGGCATTAGCACAAGCCATAATATGGTAGTGATAAATATTCCAGAAACAACAGAAGTTAAACAGGAAGAACCTGTTAAACGTGGTAGAGGTAGACCAAGAAAGAATCCATGACATGTCCAGCACATTTAAATACTAATAAAAGAGCATGTGGTGCCTCAACGGTAGCGTTACTGGCACAAGGATCAAATGTAAAGATAAACAATCAAACACCTGCTGTTGTCGGTGATGTTGATGATCATAATTTGCTCGGTCAGTTAATTAATGTGCTGCCTCATAATGTAAAGATAGGTGGTATTGACGCCATACCATCTATCGTTTCTATGGCTTCTCCTGACGTTCAAGGATTGATACCTCATCCCCAAGGTTTACCTATTCCTATTACAGGTTCACCCAACGTGTTTATTGGATCTGGTACAGCATCGGCTGGCATAGGTATGATGCAACAGTTAGGTTTAGGCAGTTTTGGTCCTTTAAGTATTGGTGAACTAGTCGCTGTTGGCGGTCAAGTAATAGGCATGGTCCAAAACTTTACCCAGATAGGTGGAGGAGCTGCTATTGCTCAATTGAACAATCTGCAAGGTAGTCCAATATCGCCTGGCACAACTGTAACGGGACAAACATCAGGTTACAAATTTACATATAGCAATTATTTTGACAGTAGGGTATATAACAATGTTCCAGGTGGAGCTAGTTACGGTTCAGCTAATTCATATCCTGGTGTGTCTTCAATATCGAATGCCCTTGTCACCGATTCAGGTGACTACATAGTTATACAAGATTATTTTGATTATGGTATGAATTTATCAGCATCGGTAGTAACTACATGACAGTATCTATTTCAAACATGTCCCAAGTGTGGATGACAAACGCCAACACTTATAATGCTGTTGCTATGAGTGTTTCGACGCTTGGTTATGGCGCAAACATCAACTCTAAACTTTTGAATTTATCACTCGATGGTAACACTCTGTTTAGTGTAGATGCAAATGGTCGTCCTTATACTCCTAATAGACCATTATTTTCAGGAATGAGATTAGTAACCGCTGCGTGGGAAAATTATCCTTCAAATAGTATTTGGATTGCTAACTCGTCTTTCTTAAACAACGGCAATCATTATAACACATCAACAGGTTTATTCACATGTCCTATTTCAGGATTTTATAGAGTATCAGCAGGCATTCTAACGGGACAACCAAATACGTGGGGTTCTTTGATGTATTATAAGAATGGTGCTTATAGTTATCATCTGGCTCATTTCAATGCTAATGCCACCTCTGCATGGGCAACGATATCATATAGTGTGGTTGTTCAAGCGTCCACTAATGATACTCTTGGTGTTGGAGTATATACCAATGGTGGGGCATGTCTATACAACAGTACCTACAACTATGTGACCATCGAATATGTCGGATAAAAACACTTGACAAATATGTGACAATTACTATATAATGTAATGACGATAGCCGAAAGGTATCGTATTTTAATCTCGCTGAAAAGGAGAAACACATGACAAACTTTAAATGGAACACAGAAAACTTTGGTATTCCAGATTCCCTCTCAAGACAGTTTATCGGATTCGATACCGTCCTTGAGAACTTCCGCAGAGCCAATGAGCAACTAGCCAAGGCACCTAACTATCCTCCCTACAATATTAAGAAGATCGACGACGAACATTTTGTAATCGAAATGGCGGTTGCAGGATTTGGTAAGACCGATCTTGATGTTGAACTAAAGAATGATACTCTGACTATTACTGGCAAGCATGAAATGGCCAATAATGATTATATCTATCAGGGCATTGCTAATCGTGCGTTCACTCGTCAGTTCACACTTGCTGACACTGTTGTTGTAAAGAATGCGGAGTTGGTCAATGGTCTACTTAAAATCGCTCTTGAACGTTATGTCCCCGAAGAAAAGAAGGCGAAGAAAATCGACATCATGGATCCATTCGGTGTGCAGGAAGCGACAAAGCAATTCTTGACCGAAGGTACTAAGACCTGGGTCGATCTAGCACAAAAGACCATGGATGTTATGACACCTAAATAAGACAACAAGAACCTTCACGCTCCGGCGCACCAGAAGGTTTGCTCGGGGAGGGGTAACCCTCCCCCATTTCACAATGAGGTTATTATGAAACTTGTGATTGAAGAATCCCTAAAGACCGTAACAGTTATTACTCCTACAATTGGTTCTCCTAAACTTTGGGATGCTGTTGA